GGTGTTTCGCGACCTCGCGCTAGAGCTAGCGTCAGCCCTGAAAGGTATTCAACGGTAAAAAGCGGTAAGTCGAGATCTATAGACCCCCGCCCCTGTTAAGTAGTTGAATAGTTTTCTATGATTAAGCCCGAATAGGGAGCCCTAACGGCTTGCTGGTCACCTTTAGCGAGTTCGCGGCGATCAAAGGCTGCTCAAGGGCTTCAGTGACGCACGCGGTCAAGTCGCGCATCACCGACGCCGTGGTGGAGAAGGACGGCAAGCGCTGGCTGGACCGCGACCTAGCGCTCGAGCTGTGGGATCGCAACACCAGGGACACGCACAACGCGAAGATCCGCAGGCCGGACCCGGTTGAGCCGCTGCCAGAGGATCCGCGGGAGCTGCGCCGTCACATCCAGGCGCTGCCGGATGATGCGATCCCAGAGCTGAACGAGAGCCGGGCACGGCGCGAGCACTACCAGGCGGAGCTGGCGAAGCTGCAGGTGGCGCAACAGCGGCGCGAGCTGGTGCCGGCGGATGAGGTGAAGAAGGAAGCGTTCCAGATCGGCCGCAGCATCCGCGAAGCGCTGAGCAACCTGGCCGACCGGCTCTCGCACCAGCTGGCCGGCGAGACGGACCCGGCGGTGATTCACCAGCTGCTGAGCGATGAGCACCGCGATGCGCTGCTGGCGCTGGCAGACTTGCGGTGATGGTTGAGCTCCTGCACGGCGACTGTCTCGAGCGGCTGAAGGAGCTGCCGGACTGCAGCGTGGATGCGTGCGTGACGGACCCGCCCTACGGGCTGAGCTTCATGGGCAAGGCGTGGGATTACGACGTACCCACGGTGGACGTGTGGCGCGAAGTGCTGCGGGTGCTGAAGCCTGGCGGGCACCTGTTGGCGTTCGCGGGCACAAGGACGCAGCACCGGATGGCAGTGCCGATCGAGGATGCGGGGTTTGAGATCCGCGACATGATCGCGTGGGTGTATGGCAGCGGATTCCCCAAGAGCCGCAACCTGGACGGCGACTGGCAGGGCTGGGGCACGGCGCTGAAGCCTGCGCTGGAGCCGATCACGGTGGCGCGCAAGCCGCTCATGGGCACGGTGGCCGCGAACGTGCTGGAGCACGGCACCGGCGCGATCAACGTGGATGGGTGTCGGGTGGCTGCCCCCGACAATCAAGGCAAGGTCTGGACCCGAGGCGGGAACCAGAAAGGCGCCAGCCTCACCACCAACACCACAGGCCAGCACCAATACATTGAGGCAAGTCCACTGGGCCGCTGGCCGGCGAACCTGATCCACGACGGCAGCGATGAGCCGTGCGAGCTGCTGGGCAGCGCCGCCCGGTTCTTCTACTGCGCCAAGGCCAGCAAGGCCGATCGTGGCGACGGCAACAGTCACCCGACCGTGAAGCCGACCGAGCTGATGCGCTATCTCTGCCGGCTGGTGACGCCACCCGGCGGTGTGGTGTTGGACCCGTTCATGGGCAGCGGCAGCACCGGCAAGGCGGCGGCGCTGGAGGGCTTCCGGTTTATCGGCATCGAGCGTGAGGCTGAATACCTCGAGATCGCGCGCTGCCGCATCCAGGTGCCGGCTCAGGGGTCGCTGCTGTGAGCGTCTGGCGCGAGGCGTTCATGGATGGCCTGCGTCCGGAGCCGCCGCTGACGGTGAGCGAGTGGGCCGACAAGCACCGCAGGCTGAGCAGCAAGGCCAGCGCGGAGCCGGGACCGTGGCGCACCAACCGGACGCCGTACCTCAGGGAGCCGATGGACTGCCTGAGCACCGGCAGCAGCGTGCAGCGGGTGGTGATGATGTTCGCGGCGCAGACGGGCAAAACCGAGAGCGGCAGCAACTGGCTGGGGTACGTGATCGCGCACGCGCCGGGGCCGATGCTGCTGGTGCAGCCGACGGTGGAGATGGCCAAGCGCCTGAGCAAGCAGCGGCTTGAGAGCCTGATCACCGAGACGCCGATCCTGGCGGAGAAGATCGCTCCGGCCAGGGCCAGGGACTCGGGCAACACGATGTTCTCAAAAGAGTATCCAGGGGGATTGATGTTGCTCACCGGGGCCAACTCGGCCACCGGACTGCGCTCAACACCCTGCCGCTACATCTTCTGCGACGAGATCGACGCCTTCCCTACTGACGTGGACGGCGAAGGCGATCCGGTGAGCCTGGCGGAGAAGCGGGCCACCACCTTCGCGCGGCGCAAGATCCTGCTGACCAGCACGCCGACGGTGAAGGATTTCAGTCGGATCGAGGCGGAGTACGCGCGCAGCGATCAGCGCCGCTATTTCGTGCCGTGCCCCAGCTGTGGCGCGATGCAGTGGCTGAAGTGGCCGCAGCTGAAGTGGGAGAAGAACGACCCGAGCACGGCGGTCTACGAGTGTGAGCACTGCCGCGAGCGGTTCGCTGAGATCCACAAGCCGGCGCTGCTGCGCCAGGGCGAGTGGCGCGCGACGGCGCCGAGCGACGGCAAGACGGCAGGCTTCCAGCTGTCGGGGCTCTACTCCCCTCTGGGCTGGCTGAGCTGGGCCGACATGGTGGACGACTTCCTGCGCGCGAAGGCCGACGCGCCGATGCTCAAGTCGTTCGTGAACACGCGCCTGGCCGAGACGTGGGAGGAGGACTTCGCCAGCAAGGTGAGCGCCGATGCGCTGCTGGAGCGGTGCGAGGCGTATCCGGCCGGCCGGGTGCCGGAGGGCGCGCTGGCGGTGACGATCGGCGTGGACGTGCAGGGCGGTGGCGGCTCGGCTGGCGATCGCCTGGCGGTGAGCGTGTGGGCGTGGGGCCGCGATGAGGAAGGCTGGCTGGTGGATCACCAAGAGATCCACGGCGACCCGTGCCAGGCGGAGGTGTGGAAGCAGCTCGACGTGTTGGTGCTGCACGAATGGGAGCACGTGAGCGGCGGCAAGCTGCGCGCGGACGCGGTGGCGATTGACTCTGGCGGCCACGCGACGGCGGAGGTGTACCAGTACGCGCGGGAGCGCCAGGCGCAGGGCGTGATTGCGATCAAGGGCCAGAGCCAGCGCGGCAAGCCGCCGATCGGCAAGCCGGGCAAGGTGGACATCAACGCCAAGGGCCAGACGCTGAAGCGTGGCGCGCAGGTGTTCCCGGTGGGTGGCGACACGATCAAGACCACGCTGTTCGGCCGGCTGAAGCACAACGAACCGGGGCCGGGCTACCTGCACTTCCACGCGCAGACGGGCAGCGAGTATTTCGAGCAGCTGACGGCAGAGAAGCAGGCGCTGCGGTACGTGAAGGGCTTCCCCGTGAGGGAGTGGGTGAAGAAACCAAGCGCCAGGAACGAAGCACTGGACTGCCTGGTGTATGCGTATGCAGCGCTCAATCGGATGTATCAGCGGTATGACCGCAGAACGCTCTGGGACCAGCTGGAGAAGCGCCTCGAGAACGCTGATGCTGTACCACGCAAGCCGCGCCTAAGATCGGGAGGAGCCGCGGCGTCGGCGTTCGTCCGCAACTGGTGAGGCCGTGAACATCCCCGCCCAGATCCGAGCCGGTGACACGGTGGTGTGGCGGGACGAAGCGACCCGCGACAACCTTGGCAATCCGATTGACGGCAGCAACCACGGGCTGACGTATTACCTGCGCACGAACCACAACCACCAAGGCGCGACGGTGGCCGGCGTGACCGTGCCGGGCACCCCGAGCGGCACCGGCTGGACCTTCACGATCGCCAAGACCACGACCGACGGCTTCGTGGCGGATACCTGGTACTGGCAGGCGGTGGCGACCGCCAACGTCGGCGGCGCTGTGACGACGATCGGCGCCGGCCAGCTGACCGTGCTGCCGGGTCTGGATTACAGCGGCCAGCCGAGCGCCTTCGACGGCCGCAGCCAGGCGCAGAAGGATCTCGATGCGGTGCAGGCCGCGATCCGCGCGATCATCTCCGGCGGCGCCGTTGCCGAGTACACGATCGGCAATCGCCGGCTGAAGAAGATGGAGATGGTCGACCTGCTGACGCTGGAAGGCAAACTGAAGGCTGAGGTGAAGCGCGAGCAAGCCGCGCAGCTGGCGGCCAACGGCCTCGGCAATCCCCACAACCTGTTCGTGCGCTTCTGATGGGCATCCGATCCTCGATCCTCGGTTGGCTCCAGCGCGGCGCTGAGCCCACACCGATTCCGCGCCGGCGGATGTATCAGGGCGCGACCGTCAGCCGTCTGACAAGCGACTGGGTGAGCAACGGCACCAGCGCCGACGCCGAGATCAAGGGCAGCCTGCCGAGGCTGCGCAACCGCTCCCGCCAGCTGGTGCGGGACAACGACTACGCGCGCCAGGCGGTGCGTGCGGTCAAGAACAACGTGATCGGCACCGGGATCCGAATGCAGGCGCAGGTGCGCATGGTGCGCGGCGGCGGCCGGCTGGATCAGACCGTGAACGACGCGATCGAAAGCGCGTGGAAGGTCTGGGGCAAGAAGCAGCACTGCCACACCGGCGGCCGACTGAGCTGGCACGACATGGAGCGCCTGGTGATCGGCGCGATGGCCGAGTCGGGCGAGGTGTTCATCCGCAAGGTGCGCCAGCCCTTCGGCGGCAGCCGGGTGCCGTTTGCGCTCGAGGTGATCGAGTCGGACCTGCTCGATGACACCTACACGGGCAAGAGCACGATCGACGGCAACGAGTGGCGGATGGGCGTCGAGTGCGACCGTTGGGGCCGCCCGGTGCAATACGCCTTCCTGAACAAGCATCCCGGTGATGCGCCGTTCCAGGGGCAGCCGGGGCCGCGGCACAAGATGGTGCCGGCTGACGAGATCATCCACCTCTACCTGTGCGACCGGCCGGGCCAGACCCGCGGCGTGCCCTGGCTGGCGACCGCGATCCAGCGCCTTCATCACCTGGCTGGCTACGAGGAGGCCGAGGTGATCCGCGCGCGGGCTTCGAGCGCGCTGATGGGCTTTATCACCAGCGACGAAGGCGAGCTGCAGGGTGATGAGGTGTACGACGGCGAGCGGGTGAGCAATTTCGAGCCCGGCGTGTTCAAGTACCTGGCGCCAGGCGAGTCGGTGACGGTGCCGCAGCTGGACGCGCCCGATGGGCAGTTCGAGCCGTTCGTGCGGGCGATGCTGCGGGCGATGGCGGCCGGCGTGGGGTGCTCTTATGAGTCCATTTCGCGCGATTTCAGTCAGACGAACTACTCCAGCAGCCGCCTCTCGCTGCTTGAGGACCGCGATCACTGGCGCGCGCTGCAGCAGTACCTGATCGAGAACTTCCACCAGCCGGTGTTCGAGGCCTGGCTGGAGATGGCGGTGCTCAGCGGCACGCTGAACCTGCCGTTCTACGAGACCGATCCCGAGCGCTACCGCGCGATCCGGTGGATGCCGCGCGGCTGGGCGTGGGTGGATCCGGCCAAGGAAGTGCAGGCCTACAAGGACGCGGTGCGCTGCGGCTTCAAGACCCTCGGCGAGGTGGTGGCCGAGCAAGGCGGCGACCTTGAGGAGCTGCTGGTGGCCAGGGCCGCCGAGGTGCAGATGGCCGAAGAGCTCGACCTCTACTTCGACACCGACCCCAGCGAGGTGAACGCCGCAGGCACCCAACAACCTGGCGAGGCACCGGAGGCGCCCGAGCCTGACGACAGCGAAGACGACCCGGCTAGCGATAATGGCGAAGATGACACCGAGAACACCGATGGACCTATCGCGTGATCTTGAGGGGCAGCTGCTGAAGCGCGCCGAGGTAGCTGACTTCACGGTCAGCGATGACGAGCGCTCTATCGAGTTCCCCTTCAGTTCTGAATACCCCGTCGCCCGTTACTTCGGGAACGAGATCCTGCAGCACGATGAGCGCAGCGTGGATCTCGGCCGCCTGAACGATTCGGCGCCGCTGCTGTTCAACCACGACCCGAACAAAGTGATCGGCGTGGTCGAGCGCGCCTGGATCGACGGCAAAAAGAAGCGCGGCTACGTGAACGTGCGGTTCAGCCGCAATGCCTTCGCGCAGGAAGTGCTCGCCGACGTTCGCGACGGCGTGCTGCGGAATGTGAGCTTCGGCTACGCCATCAATGAGATGGAGCAGCGTGGCTCGGGCGACTTCGTAGCGACAAGCTGGAGTCCCTACGAAGTGAGCGTGGTTAGCATACCTGCAGACCCAACGGTCGGCGTCGGGCGTGCTCTCGACGCTCAACCTGCGGCCCCCGCCGCAACTCCAACCCCCCAACCAGAACCTGAGGTTCCGATGGAAAACACCCCTGATCTTTCAGCGGTGCGGGCTGAAGCGGCTGCCGAGGCTGCTAAGGCTGAGCGCGCCCGTATCGCCGGCATCACTGCTCTGACCGAGAAGCACGGCATGGCCGATCTCGGCCGTCAGCTGATCGAAGGCGGCCGCAGCCTCGATGACGCTCGCGCTGCTGTGCTCGACAAGCTGGGCGCCAAGCCCGTCGAGACCGTGGCTCCCGTCGAGATGGCTGCCCAGGAGCGTGCCTCCTACAGCATCACCGCCGGCATCCGCGCGATGCTGACCGGCGACTGGTCTTCCCGCGAGGCCGGCCTGGTGCGCGAGCTCTCCAAGGAAGTCGAGAAGTCCGGCATCACCAAGAGCGCCGAGCGTTCCTTCTTCGTGCCGTTCGCTGCTCTCAATCAGCGCGCCACCTACGTGACCTCTGGTGCCACCACCGGCGGCAACCTGGTCGCCACCGATCTGCTGGCCGATGACTTCATCGAGTTCCTGCGGAACAACGCGCTGATGCTTCAGCTCGGCGTGCGCACCATGCCCGGCCTGGTTGGCAACGTCGCCATCCCCCGCCGCTCCGGTGTGGCCTCGACCTACTACCTGAGCACCCAGACCACCGCGATCACCCAGTCGGAGTCCACCTTCGACCAGGTGACCATGAGCCCGAAGAATCTGGCAGCCCTGTCCAAGTACAGCCGCCAGACCCTGCTGCAGGGCACCCCTGGCATCGAGGAGCTGGTCCGTCGTGACCTGACCGATGGCATCAACCTGGCCATCGACCTCGGCATCCTGAACGGCTCCGGCTCCAGCGGCCAGCCCACCGGCATCATGCAGACCTCCGGCATCGGCTCGGTGGCCATGGGCACCAACGGTGGCGCCATCACCGTCGAGAAGGTGGTGGATCTGGAAGCTGCCGTGATGCAGGCCAACGGCGTGGTGAACGCTGCGAACGTGGCCTACCTCACCAACTACAAGGTGTCCGCTGCCCTGAAGAAGCTGCGCGCAGGTGGTTCCACCACCGGCGACGGCCCCTTCCTGGTCAACGATCAGCTGAACGCCATCGGCCGCGGTCCTACCCCCGCGAACCTGAACGGCTACCCTCTCGCCCTGACCAACCAGGTGCCCAGCAACCTGACCAAGGGCACCAGTAGCGGCGTCTGCTCCGCTCTGGTGATGGGTGACTTCAGCCAGGCCATGGTGGGCTTCTGGGGCAACGGCCTCGAGATCACCGTGGGTGAGGACCAGGACGACTTCAGCAAGGCTCTGACCAGCGTCCGCGGCATCGTCTCCTACGACGTGGCCGTGCGCGATCCCAAGAGCTTCGCTGCCATCCTCGACATCACCACCTGATAGGGAGGCGGGGCCGGGCAACCGGCCCCCTTTTCGCATGAAGAAGATCCTGATCCAGAGCGACTGCGCTGCTCGCGGTGAGTTCCTCGAGGCCGGCAAGGTGTTTGAGCTGACCCCTGAGGTGGCTGACGAGCTGATGCGGATCGGTCGCGCCGTCGAGGCTCCGGCCGAAGAGGCCAAGCCCAAGACAGCCCGCAAGCCCAAGGCAGAGGCGAGCGATGGCGATCAGTGAAGACCTGACGGTGTTCCTGAACGATTTCGGCGTCAGCTGCACGGCTGGCGCCGTTTCGGCGTTGGGCATCCTCGACATGCCCAGCCAGATCATCTCCGGCGAGATGGTGCTCACGACCGATTACAGCCTCACCGCCCGCACGGCCGATTTCGGCGGCCTGCTCTATGGCGACGGCATCACTGTGGCCGGCGTGAACTACCAGGTGCGCGAGGTGCGCAAGCTGGACGATGGCGCATTCTGTGAAATCGGACTGATGAAGCTTGCTCCTGGCGCCACCGCTCCCGGCGGCCAGCCGCGCGAGTTCAGCCTGCAAGACCTGGCCGATGTCGATGTCACCGGCGCCCAGGACGGCGACGTGCTGGTGCGCGAGAACGGCGTCTGGGTCGATGGGCAGGACGATAATGGGACTGCGATTGCGGTGGCGCTGGACTGATGGCCAAGAAACTGCTCACCAGCTACAGCTTCACACCAGGCGCAGCGAACGCTGGCACTGTCGTGGTGTCTGGCTCTTATGCGCTTGAGCAGTTTCTGCTGATCACCAACGTCACAACGGGCGCGGTGATCTATCAGTTCAACAAGCCCAGCAAAGGCGGTGCTGTCTCCACTGGTGGCGGCAACACCACTTTGACGCTCGAGGCTGACACCAGCGCGATGAGCGCGGGTGATCGCCTGCAGGTGTTTGTCGATGATGGGCAAAACGCGCAGGTCTCGCTAACAAACGCCAGCGTCGAGATCAGCAACGACGTGGGCAATGCGGTGCCCGTCAGCGCCGCCTCGCTACCGCTGCCGAGTGGAGCTGCAACGTCAGCCAACCAGAGCACCGCCAACGCATCGCTCAGCAGCATCGACGGCAAGCTGCCTGCTCTGAGCAGCGGTCGGGTGCCCGTGGATGTGGGCACGTCGATCAACGTCGGCGAAGTCGAGGTAAAAAACGACACCGGCAACCCGGTGCCGATCAGCGCCAGCAGCCTGCCGCTGCCAAGTGGCGCTGCTACCGAAACCACGCTTGCCAGCGTCAACGGAAAGCTGCCTGCGCTTGATACCGGCGCGGTGCCGGTCTTGGTCAAGAACGGCCAGCTTGAGATTCAGAACGACACCGGCAACCCGATCCCAGTCGGTCCTGCGGCCACGTTGCAGCTCACTGGTTCGGCATCTGCAAACAACACCGACCTGTTTTCGGTTGATTGCAGCGGTTATCGAAGCATCAACTTTCAGATCACAGGCACGTGGTCGGGAATAATTACGTTCCAGGTCAGCAACGACAACATAACTTGGAACGGGTTGGGCGTTTTTCCCGCTGCAGGCGCTGGGGCCACGTCTTCATCAACTGCCGCAAACGGGGCATGGTTTGGGCCACTAGGAGGTTTTAATTATGCTCGCATCCGTTTCACAACCTACACAAGCGGCACGGCAAGTGTTGTTGGAAACTTATTGCGTGAACCAGTAAGTTCGGCAACCAGTGTTTCAAGCGCAACTGTTACTGTCGGAAACATTGCAGCTTCAACAGCTTCCTCCAACACGACCTTATACACCGTCAACAGCGCAGCCACCACCAACGCTGCCAGTATTAAGGCAACTGGCGCCAACCTCTATGGCATCAGCGTGATGAACGCCAGCGCCAGCACGAAGTACGTCCGCTTCTTCAACCGCAATACAGCTCCAACGGTGGGCACCGACGTGCCGATCATGGTGGTGGCGGTGCCGGCGACCAGCAGCAAGGAGATCGAATACGTGCCTGCCATACGCTTCGGCACCGGCCTTGCTGTGGCCATTACTGGCGGTGCTGCCGTGACAGACAACACTGCCGTGGCTGCTGGTGATGTTCAACTGCTGGTGAGCTACGCATGACGACTAAACGCGAGACGATCCTGGCCGCGATCCGCACGGCACTCACCGGCACCACCGGGGTGAGCACGCGCATCTACCGCACGCGGGTGGAGCCGATCACGCGCGAGGAGAGCCCGGCGATCGTGGTCGAGCCGCTCACTGACAGCGCCAGCCAGAACACGGCGCTGCCGACGCTGGACTGGGCCATGACGGTGCGCGTCACTGTGATCGTGCGCGGAGCGGTGCCGGACCAGCTGGCCGACCCGATCATCGAGAGCTTGCACGGCAAGCTGATGGCCGACCTGACGCTCGGCGGCTACGCAATCGACATCCAGCCGATCAGCGTCACCTTCAATTTCGCGGAAGCAGATGGCGCAGCTGGTGAAATCCAGTGCGACTATCGTGTCCTCTACAGAACCTCCGTCACTAATCTCGCGAGCTGACCATGGCTACGATGGTGGACGAATACTGGGGCCAAGGCGGGACTTACCTGCAAGACCCCAAAACCGGCAAGCGGAAGCTCATCGAGCGGACGGAGCCGGCCCAACCCTCCCAACCTGACGAGGTAGAGAGCAATGCCGCTCCTGAGCCGCAAACGCCTGATCCTGGCGAAGACTGAATCCTCCTACGGCGTTGATCCGAGCCCGACCGGTTCTGCCAACGCCATCCTGGTGCGCAACCTGGAGATCACCCCGCTGCAGGCGGAGACGGTGAGCCGCGACCTGATCCGCCCCTACCTGGGAGTGAGCGATCAGCTGCTGGCGCAGACCCGCGTCGAGGTGACCTTCGAGGTGGAGCTGGCTGGCTCCGGCGCTGCCGGCACCGCTCCGGCCTACGGCCCCGTGCTGAAGGCCTGCGGCCTGTCCGAGACCGTTGTGGCCACCACCAGCGTCACCTATGCCCCGGTGAGCGCCAGCTTCAGCTCGGTCACGATCTACTTCCACAACGACGGCATCCGCCACAAGGTGACCGGTTGCCGTGGCACCTTCAGCATCAACGCTCAGGTGGGTCAGATCCCGGTGATTCAGTTCACCATGACCGGCATCTATAACGCCCCCACCGACGAGAGCCTGCCGAGCCCGACCTACGCCAACCAGGCCGCACCGCTGATCTTCAAGAACGGCAACACCAGCAACTTCTCGATCTTCAGCTACAGCGGCTGCCTGCAGAGCCTCGAGTTCAACGTGGCCAACAGCATCATCTACCGCGAGCTGGTGGGCTGCACCAAGGAAGTGCTGATCACCGATCGCCAGCCTGCTGGCACCGTGGTGATCGAGGCACCGAGCATCGCAACGAAGGACTTCTTCACGATCGCGAACGGCTCGACCACCGGCTCCGTGACCTTCCAGCACGGCGCAACGGCTGGCAACATTGTCACGTTCACCACCGCTCAGTCCGACATCGGCAGCCCGACCTATTCCGACCAGGATGGGATCCAGATGCTGAACCTGCCCTACGTGGCCATCCCCACCTCGGCAGGCAACGACGAGCTGAGCCTGGCCTACACCTAATAGGAGCCCTGCATGGCGTTCGTTCTGTCTCAGAGCGAGTCGTACACCTGGCCGGTCACCGTCGAGTTCCCCGTCGATGGTGGCCGGTTCGACAAGCAAACGTTTGATGCGCAGTTCAAGCGGCTGCCGCAGCAGCGGATCCGCGAGATCTGGGATCAGATCCAAGCTGGCGACATCAACGACGACGAGCTCTGCGACCAGGTGGTGATCGGCTGGTCCGGCATCAACGACGCCAAGGGCGAGGCGGTGCCCTACAGCGAAAAGGCGAAGGCCGACCTGCTGAACGTGCCGCTGGTGGCCGCGGCCATCGTGAGCTCCTGGCTGGATTCCCTCAGCAAGGGCAAACGAAAAAACTGATAGCCGCCGCTGAGCACTGGGCCAGCGGCGGGATCAAGGATGAGACGGCCAGGGATGCCGAGGCGATGGGCATCCCCGCGCCGGAACCGAGTGCGCCGGACCTCTTCGAGGTATGGCCGGAGAACTGGGACGCGATCGAGATGTGGTGCCGGGTGCAGACGCAATGGCGCACCAGTGCTGGCGGGGCCATCGGCCTCGATTACTCGGTGCTGGCCTGGCTCTTTAAGATGTACTCAGTGGAAGACCAGCGCGCCCTGCTGGAGGATCTGCAGATCATGGAAGGCGCGGCGCTGGCAGCAATGAACCGGGAGGCCTGATCCATGGCGATGACCCTGGACACGGCCATCAAGTTCACGGCCAAGCTCGAGGGCAGCGGCCTCGACCAGCTGAAGCGCAACCTGCAGGGGCTGAGCCAGCAGAGCACCGTCAGCAAGCGGTCGCTCGACCAGCTCTACACCGCGACGCAAAAGCTCGGCGCTGCATCGGGCAACACGATCGCCGGCCTGCAGCGCACGGTCGGATCGCTGAAAGCGCTGCGTGACAATGCCGAGTTCGGCAGCCGGTCCTTCAAGCTGCTCACCCGCGACATTGAGGCAGCCGAGGCGCGGCTGCGTCGGTTCCAGGGTGCTGCAGGCTCTGCTGGTGGCATCAGCCGCGGCCAGGCGCTGCTTGCTGGCGTGGCGGGCGGCATTGCGGCGCAGGTAGCGGGTGCCGCTGCCGGTGCGGCCGGCGCTGGCATCCGCGGCATCACTCAGGTGGGTCTCGATGCTGAGTCGGCGCGCGTGCGGCTGCGCGCGCTGGCCAATGAGTTCGGCGAATACAACCAAGCGCAGGCTGCGGCCGCCAGGATCGCGCAGACGCTGCGGCTCAGCACCACCGAGGCCGAGCAGGGCTTTGCCAGCCTCTACGCCTCGCTGCGCCCCACAGGCATCACGATCGCCGAGCTTGAGAAGGCGTTTATCGGATTCACGGCCGCGGCCCGCAACAGCGGCGCCACGGCGCAGGAGACCAGCAACGCCCTGATCCAGCTCAAGCAGGGTCTAGCCAGCGGCACGCTGCAGGGCGAGGAACTGCGCTCGATCCGTGAGCAGGCGCCGCTGGTGGCGCAGGCAATTGCGAAGGAGCTCGGCGTCACGATCGGCGAGCTGAAGGACCTGGCCGCCGAGGGCAAGGTGACCACCGACGTGGTACTGCGCGCTCTGGGGAAACTGAACGACACGCAGCTTGGCAAGCTGAATGAACAGTTCGACACCGGCCAGCAGGCGCTAAAGGATTTCCGCGTCGCGAGCGAAGAGCTCGGCAAGTCGCTCGCGCGCATCTTCGGTCCGTCTGCGGTGTCGCTGCTGCGCACCTTCACCGGCGCGGTGCGAGATGCAGCCGACGTGCTCGGTGGTATCACCGGCGAGGGCGAGGCCGGCCGTCGGATGCAGCTGCGCCAGCAGGCTCAGCAGCAGGCCGCCCGCGAGACGCAGGATCGCTTCGGCATCTTCAATTTCCAGCAGGGCAGCAAGAACCAGTTCTTTCTCGAGCGCCAGCAGCAGATCTACCAAGACCTGCTGAAGGCCGATCAGCAGCGCCAGCAACAGGACAAGGCGAATGCCGACCAGCTGGCGGCGCAGACGCAGGCCGCAAAGGAGCGCCTGGCCGCTGGGCTGCGTGCGCAGCAGGAAGCCGACAAGGAGCGGCTCAAGCGCGAAGAAGAGTTGGCCAAAATCCGCCTCGACACTGAGCGCCGCCTGGCTGACTTCCGCGAGCAGTCGCTGCAGCGAGCCAAGGATCTCGAGCAGCAGCTGAGCGATCAGCGCCTGGATCTCGAGCGCAGCACCGCCGAGGCACGCCGGCGCATCACGGCGCAGCAGGAAGACTTCCGCCTCGAGGCCGAGCGGCAGCGGCTGCGCGCTGCTGGCCTGGGCACCGACGCGCTTGACACGCAGGCGCGACTAAACGAAGCCACGCGCCGCTACACCGAGCAGCGGATCCAGATCGAGCAGAACGCCACCGATCGCAAGGTGCAGGTCGAGCGCACGCTGGCCGACTACCAGCTCACCGTGGCGCGCGGCATCAGCGAGATCCTGCAGGATGCCGGCGAAAAGCTCGCCGACAAGATGCGCAAGGGCGGCCAGGCTGCGGCGGCGGCCATGACCGGCGCGCCGATGGTCGGCCCCGGCGGCATCATCGCCCGCACGGGCAACACCGGGCAGAGCACTGGCGCGCACCTCGATGCCCGCTGGGCTGATGGCCGGCGCATTACCGCTGCCGATGTGGACCGCTACCTGATGGTCAACGGTCGCGCCCCCTCGAGCTTCGGCGTCACCAGCGGCTACGGCCCGCGCAACCTGTTCGGCCGCAGCTTCCACCGTGGCGTGGACTTCGGCACCCCGTCCGGCAGCGGCATCAGCCTGCGGGGTGGCGCCAGCCTGCTCCGCGACCTCGGCTTCACCGGCGCCGGCGGCTACGCCGTCGAGATCATGACGCCCGAGGGGCCGATGCGGCTCCTGCACCTGCAGGCCGGCTCGGCGCAGCGTCCGGTGGGCAGCGCACGCCGGCTGATCGGCAACGCTGGCGCCAGCGTGCCAGGCATGGCTGGCATCACGGCCGCCGGGCAGCGCCTCACCGCAGCGGTCGGCGCCAACCGTGCCGCCGAGGGCCAAGCTGCACTGGGCGACTTGGTGAACAGCCGGCAGGCCGAGTTCAGCACCATCACCGGCCAGCTGGAGCAGCAGCGCCGCTCGGTGCGTGAGCAGCGTGAAGACTTCCAGCGAATGCTTGAGCTGCAGCGCAGCGGGCTGAGCCCCGAGCTTGCGCGCCAAGTGGCAGAGCGGGAACGGTTGGCAAGGATTGAAGACGCCAGCCTGCAGAAGCTGCGTGATCAGCTCACCCTGGACCTGCAAGGCTTCAATCTGACCGCGCAGCAGCGACTCGACCTAGAGAAGATCCTGGCGAGCACGATCATGCGCCAGCAAGCGCTGCAAGGCGTGGTGCAGGGGCTCAACGCCGAAGAGCAAGCGCTGGATCGTTTGCGCCAGGCATACGAGCAGAAGCGCCAGCTGGTCGAGGGCATCGCCGGCGCTATCGGCAACGGCATCGGCCAGTCGATCGACCTGCTGATCGACGGCACCGAGAACTGGGGCGACAGCCTGCGCCAGATCGCGGCCGGCGTGCTGAAGGACATCGCGCGCCAGATCGCGCAGACCATGGTGGTGGCGCCGATCGTCAAAGGCATCACCTCGGCCTTCGGCTTCGCCGACGGCGGCATCATGACGGCCGAGGGGCCGGTGCCGCTGCGCAAGTACGCCGGCGGCGGCATCGCCAACAGCCCGCAGCTGGCGCTCTTCGGCGAGGGCTCGATGCCCGAGGCCTACGTGCCCCTGCCCGACGGCCGGCGCATCCCGGTGGCCATGAAAGGCGGCGCTGGCGGTGCCACCACGGTGAACGTGAGCGTGGATGCCAGCGGCAGCCAGGTGCAGGGCGACGCCGGCCGCAGCGAGCAGCTGGGCCGCGCCGTCGCGCAGGCGGTGCAGGCAGAATTGGTCAGGCAGAAGCGGCCTGGCGGCCTCCTGGCGGCGTAACCCATGGCGACCTTCACCTGGACTCCATCCTTCGAGGCCACCGAGTCGAGCCAGCCTCGGGTCCGCAAGTTCCAGGCCGGCGACGGCTACGAGCAGCGGGTGCGCTTCGGTCTGAACACTGATCCGAAGGAGTGGGATCTGACGTTCAGCGAGCGCAGCGACACCGAGCGCGATCAGATCACCGCCTTCCTCGACGCCCGCGGCGGCGCGGAGGCATTCGACTGGACGCCACCCCGCGGCAGCGCCGGTAAGTACGTGTGCGAGAGCTGGCAGGTGACGCTACGCGCCTGCAACTTCAACACGATCCGCGCCAAGTTCCGCCAGGTGTTTGAGCCGTGAGCGTTCCCGTCTCAGATCTTCAGCAGATCGCGCCTAGCGCCGTCATCGAGCTATTCGAGCTCGAGCTCAACGTGACGCAGCACGGCATTGCTGACACCTACCGCTTCCACGCCGGCACCAGCCTCAACAACAGCGGCGAGGTGGTCTGGGCCGGCAACAGCTATCTGCGGTTCCCGGTCGAGGCCGAGGGCTTTGAATACAGCGGCAACGGCCAGCTGCCGCGGCCGAAGGTGCGGGTGAGCAACATCCTGGGCACCATCACCGCGCTGCTGCTGAGCCTGCCGGAAGGGCTCGAGGGCGCCAGGTTCACCCGCATCCGCACGCTGGCGCGCTACCTCGACGGCGCCAACTTCCCCGGCGGCACCAACCCCTACGGCACTCCGGATCCGACGGCCGAGTTCCCGCGCGAGATCTTCTACGTGGATCGCAAGACGGTCGAGACGCGCGACGTTGTGGAGTTTGAGCTGGCGGCCGCTTTCGACCTGGCCGGCGTGCGCGCACCGAAGCGCCAGTGCATCGGCAACATCTGCCAATGGGAGTACCGCTCGGCAGAGTGCGGCTACGCCGGCAGCAGCTACTTCAACGAAAACGACCAGCCCGTGACCAGCCTGGCGGCTGACGTGTGCGGGAAGAAGCTCAGCAGCTGCAAGGCCAGGTTCGGCAGCACGGCCGAGCTGCCGTTCGGCTCCTTCCCCGGCATCGGAGCCTATTTCGCATGACCTGGCGCGAGGCAGCCCTGCAGCACGCCCAGCAGGAAGACCCGCGCGAGGCCTGCGGCCTGGTGGTGGTGGTCAAGGGCCGCGAGCGCTACTGGCCCTGCCGCAACCTGTCGGCCGGCACCGAGCAGTTCATCCTCGACCCCGACGACTACGCCGCAGCCGAGGACGCCGGCGAGATCGTGGCGGTGTTCCACAGCCACCCGGTCACACCCCCGCAGCCCAGCCAGGCCGACCTGCTGGCGATCGAGCGCAGCGGCCTGCCGTGGTGGATCGTCAACCCCAAGACCGAGGCCTGGAGCCCCGAGCTGCGCCCCACCGGCTACCAGGCGCCGCTGATCGGCCGCGAGTGGGTGTGGGGGCTCACCGATTGCTGGACGCTGACGCGCGACTGGTACGCCGAGCACGGCCTGCAGCTGCCGGACTGGGAGCGGCCGCTGACGCCGGAGCTGTTTGAGGCGGAGCCGCTGTTTGACCGGTTCTGGAAGGACGCCGGCTTCAGCGAGCTCGAGGATGAAGACGGACTTGAGCCGGGCGATGCGCTGCTGATGAGCATCAGCGGGCCAGGACTGAACCATGTCGGCGTCTACATCGGCGACCAGCTGGTGCTGCATCACATCCGCGGCCGGCTGAGCAGCCGTGACCTTTATGGCGGCTGGCTGCAGAAGTGCACTGGCCGCAGGCTCCGCCATTACGATGCAGGGAGGCTCACGCTGGGCTGATGCTGCGAACGATCCGCATCTACGGGCGCCTGGCGAAGTTCCTGAAGCGCCGGAAGTTCCAGGCTGAGGTAGCCAGCGCAGCGGAGGCCGTGCGCTTCCTGCTGGCCAATTTCCCGCAGCTCGAGCCCGAACTGTCGAAGGGGCACTACCGGCTGAGCGTCGGCGGCTACGACCTGGCCGAGGATGAGCTGCACGATCCTGCAGGGCAGCAGGAGATCAGGATCATCCCGGTGGTGGCCGGTGCTGGTGCGGTGGGTCGCATCATCGCCGGGGTGGCGCTCATTGCGCTGTCATTCTTCCTGCCGCCGGTGGCCGGCATCGCGCTGGGAACCATCGCCTTCGGTATCGGCGCCAGCCTGGTGCTCGGCGGCGTGGCGCAGCTGCTTACGCCGGTGCCAGCACTGAACTCGCCCTACGGGGGCACCGCTGAAACGGCCAAGGATCCGCGGAAGTCTTACTCCTTCTCCGGCATCCAGCAGACCAGTCGCGCCGGCGTTCCGGTGCCGATCGTCTACGGCGAGACCCTGGTCGGTTCCGTCGTGATCTCGGCTGGTATCGACACGGTGCAGACATGAGCAGGATCTTCGGCGCAGGCGGCGGTGGCGGCGGCGGCTGCTTCCTAGGGCACACGCTGGTGCGCACGCCTGATGGGCAGCGCGCGATCGAGACGCTGCAGCCCGGCGACCTGGTGCTGAGCTTCGATGATCGCGGCCAGCTGCATCAGGCCAAGATCCTCAAGGTGCATGTGCACGAAGGCGAGCGGGTGGTCCGCTACAGCCTGTGGGGCGGCGCGGTGCTGGATGCCACCCCGAACCACTGGGTGCTCAACCAGTACAACGCCTTCGTTGAGATCGACACGCTCGGCCCCGACGATTGCTTGGTGGACGAGAACGGCCACCTACGGCCGATCGTGGACCGCGCCGACCATGGCCGCGGCACCGTCTACAACCTCACCGTCGAGGGCCACCACACCTTCATCGCGGGCGGCATCCGCGTGCACAACGCCGGCCTCGGCCTGGGCATCGCCGGAGCTGGCGGTGGCGGCAGCCGCAGCAGCAGCGGCAAGGGCGGTGGCGGTGGCAGCCAGACCACCTACACGCCGACAGAGGCCGGCGACAACCTCAACAGCACGCAATACGCCAGCCTGGTTGATCTGATCAGCGAGGGTGAGATTCAGGGTCTGAAGAACGGCTATCAGTCTGTCTTTATTGACAACGTACCGCTGCAGAACGCCGACGGTTCCTACAACTTCAAGAACGTCACGGTCGATTACCGCTACGGAACGCAGAACCAGAGCTACATCCCGATCACGGCTGACGTTGAGAACGAGAAGCCGGTGAGTGTGCAGGTGCAATACGGCGCCCCGATCGTGCGCAGTATCACCAGCTCGACGGTCAACGCCGCACGCATCACCATCACGGTGCCAGCGCTGCAGGAGTTTGCCAACAACGGCGACATCAACGGCTCGAGCTTCAGCTTCGAGATCCAAGTCCAGTACAACGGCGGTGGCTACAACACAGTGATCGCCGACACGGTGTCCGGCCGGAGCGGCGACCAGTTCCAGCGCGACTACCTGGTGGGGCTCTCCGGCGCCTTCCCGGTCAACATCCGATTGGTCCGCACCTCGGCCGACAGCGGCAGCGCCAAGATCCAGAACGCCTTCAGCTGGTCGAGCTACACCGAGATCACCTACGCGAAGCTGCGCTATCCCAACAGCGCGGTGGTGGCGCTGCGGGTCGATGCCGAACAGTTCAGCTCGATCCCCGGTCGCTCCTACCTGATCCGCGGGATCAAGGTCCGCATTCCCAGTAACGCCATGGTGGACTCGACCACCGGCCGGCTGATCTACAGCGGCGTGTGGAATGGCAGCTTCGGCGCCGCGCAGTGGACGACCGACCCGGCATGGATCCTGTGGGATCTGCTCACCTCGAGCCGCTACGGCTTCGGCGATCACATCCAAGCCGCGCAGCTCGACAAGTGGGCGTTCTACGCAGCCTCCGGCTACGCCTCCGAGCTGGTGCCCAACGGCTTCGGAGGCCAGGAGCCGCGCTTCTCCTGCAACGTCAACATCCAGACGCAGGAAGACGCCTACAAGCTCATCAACGACATGAGCTCGATCTTCCGGGCCATGCCCTACTGGAGCACCGGCGCGCTCACCGTGAGCCAGGACCGGCCCAGCGACCCGGCCTACCTGTTCACCCTGGCGAACGTCTCCGAGGAAGGCTTCAGCTACCAGGGCGGCAGCCTCAAGACACGCCCGACCGTGGCGGTGGTCAGCTGGCTCAACCTCGACAAGCGCGACATCGACTACGAGGTGGTCGAGGACCAGGAGGCGATCGGCAAGTACGGCGTGATCACCCGCGAGATCTCCGCCTTCGCCTGCACCTCTCGCGGCCAGGCGCATCGCCTTGGCGAATGGCTGCTCTACTCCGAGTGGTACGAGAACGAGGTGGTCAGCTTCACGGCCTCGATCGACGCCGGCGTGCTGGTGCGGCCTGGGCAGATCATCGAGATCAGCGACCCGACGCGCGCCGGTGCACGTCGCGGCGGCCGGCTTGTCTCGGCCACCACCACCGCGGTCACGGTGGACGACGCCAGCAGCCTGGCAGTCTCTTCAACCGCAACGCTCTCGGTCATCTTGCCCGACGGCTCGGTTGAATCCCGCGCCGTTCAGACCATCCAAGGCGACATAATCACCCTGGCAACAGCTCTCACCGCAGCACCGAACGCCAACAGCGTCTGGATCTACCAGACCAGTGACATTCAGACCTCGACTTGGCGAGTGCTGTCGGTGCAGGAGCAGGACGGCGCGCAATACGCCATCAGCGCGCTGGCCTACAACGCCTCGAAATACGGCTACATCGAGCGCGATCTGCAGCTTGAGCAGCGCGATGTCACCAACCTGAACATCATCCCTCCGGCGCCCACCAACCTGCAGGCGCTGGAGGCGCTCTACGAGAACAACGGCCGGGCGCTGTCGAAATTGGTGCTGAGCTGGCAGGCTGCGCCGGGCGTCAACCAGTACCGCGTGCGCTGGCGGCCGCAGAACGGCAACTGGAGCAGCGTCACCGAGACGCGCCTCGACTACGAGATCCTCGACACCGGCGTCGGCCGCTACGAGATCGAGGTCTACAGCATCAACGGCGGCCTGCGGCAGTCGGTAGAGCCGGCCAGCCTGACGGTGAACGCCTTCGGCAAGACCGCGCCACCGGCTACCCCCACCGGCGTGTCGCTGATCCCGATCGACGGCGCCAGCGCGATCCTGAGCTGGGATCGCAGCACCGAGCTCGACGTGCTACTCGGTGGCAAGGTGCTGATCCGCCACAACGTCGCGCTGACCGGCGCGCTGTGGGAAGAGAGCCAGGAGATCGTGGCCGCTGCCGCCGGCAGCCAGACGCAGAAGCAGGTGCCGCTGCTCGAGGGCACCTACCTGGTCAAGTTCGAGGACGACGGCGGCCGGCGCTCGCTGGTGGCCAGCACGGTGGTGGTGGACCTGCCGACCCCGCAGCCGCGCCTGCTGGTGCAGACCTACGCCGAGGAGACCGAAACCCCGCCCTTCAACGGCAACTACACCGACATGTTCTATGTCGAGAGCCTGGCGGAGGCAGGCGGCGCCAGCGGCATCATCATCAGCACCGGCGAAGACGTGGACGACATGGCCACGGACGGCAACTGGGATGGCCTGGCCTCGATCGACAGCGTGGGTGGCGTGCTCGAGTCGGGCGAGTACGAGTTTGCCTCGACCTACGCCTTCCCCGGTGTCTTCGACGCCAACCTGCGCCGGCGGCTGGTCACCCTGCCCTACATCCCCGGCGACTTCTGGGACGACAAGCTCGAGGACATCGACACCTGGGACCTGATCGACGGCACCGGCGGCGATCGCGTCAACGCGCTCACCTACGTGCGCACCACCCAAGACGACCCCAGCGGCACACCGACGTGGAGCGCCTGGCGTGAGTTCAGCAATGCGATCGTGCGCGGCCGTGGCTTCCAGTTCAAAACGATCGCCAGCAGCACCGATCCCACGCAGAACATCATCATCGAGGAACTCGGTGTGGAAATGGAGCTGCAGCAGCGCACCGAGCAATCGGCCACGCTGACAAGCGGTGTCGGCACCTATACAGTCACCTTCGAGAACGCCTTCTACTCCGCGCCGAGTGTCGGTGTGACGGGCTTCGACATGGCAACCGGCGATTACTTCACCATTGGCTCCGTGACGCGGACAGGGTTCCAGGTAACCTTTAGGAACAGTGCCGGCAGCGCCGTGAGCCGCCAGTTCACCTACACCGCCATCGGGTTCGGGAGGCAGATCTAAGGCATGGCTCAGCACGACTACAGCATTGCAAACCAGTCAGGCCTGGCGTTCCGCCAGGACCTGAACAACGCGCTGGCGGCCATCGTCAGCGTCAACAGCGGCGCATCGGAGCCCAGCACCACCTACGCCTACCAGCTGTGGGCCGACACCACCGCCGGCCAGCTGAAGCAGCGCAACGCCGCGAACAGCGCCTGGGTGGTGATCGGCACGCTCGGCAGCACCGGCTGGGGGCTGGCACCACTGGCCAGTCCGACCTTCACCGGCACCGCCACCTTCACGGGTGACGTGAACCTTACCGGCACCGGCGCGATCGACGTGCCGGCCGGTACCACCGCGCAGCGGCCCGGCTCGCCCAGCGCCGGCATGGTCCGCTACAACACCACGCTGAGCCAGTTTGAGGGCTACAGCGGCAGCGCATGGGGCACGATCGGCGGCGGCGCCAAGGGTGGCGGCACCGATCAGATCTTCTATGAAAACGGGCAGACCGTGAGCACTGATTACACTGTGGCCAGCACAGTGAACGCGATGAGCGCAGGACCGATCACGATCGGCTCGGGCGTCACGGTTACCGTAAGCAGTGGCGCAACCTGGACGGTGGTCTGATCATGAGCACGCTTGCAGTCGCGACAGTCAAGAGCACCAGCAGCTCGCCGCCGACGTTTCAGAACACCAGTGGCACGGAGATCGGCACGCTGTGCCGGGCTTGGGTCAACTTCAACGGGACGGGGACGGTTGCTATTCGGGCTTCGTTCAACGTGAGCAGTATTACGGATAATGGAACTGGCGACTATACGGTGAACTTCACGAATGCGTTGGCGGACGCGAATTATTGCTTTGCATTCTCTGGCAATAATGACGGAAGCGCAAACGCTATAATGACGAAGTATAATCAAGCGCCTACTACAACCGCATTCCGCTTTTACTCTATTGCGCTTGGTGGCGGTGTTTATGACACTTCTTTTGTATCTCTTGCCATCTTCCGCTGAGGTCACACCATGAGCACCCTACGTGTTTCCAATGTCGCAGACACCAGCGGCAACAACAGTTCCACCCCCGCTGAGATCGCATCAGGCCGGGCAAAAGCCTGGGTGAACTTCAACGGCACCGGCACCGTGGCGATCCGGGCGAGTTACAACGTGAGCAGTATTACGGATAACGGGACGGGGGACTACACGGTGAATTTTACGAATGCGCTGGCAGATGCGAATTATTCTGCCGTTGGAACAAGCAAAGACGACGGAACCGGCAGCTACGTTCCTTTCATTACAACGCAAAACACTGGAAGCGTCAGGATTGGTACAAAGTCTCAATCAGCAGTCAATGATACCGGAATTGTTTGCCTTGCCATCTTCCGCTAACCCATGACCACCATGAACAGAATCATCTACCCCACCCCTGAAGGCGGCGTCGCGGTGATCATCCCCTCCGAATCCTTTTTCCGCTAACCCGCCATGAGCACACTTCGCGTCAATAACATCACCGACACCTCCGGCGGCAGCGGCTCGCTCAGCGTGCCTGGCGCGGCGAAGGCATGGGTGAACTTCAACGGCACTGGCACGGTGGCGATAAGGGCCGCGCTGAACGTCTCCAGCATCACCGACAACGGCACTGGCGACTACACGATGAACTTCACCTCAGCGCTGTCGGATGCCAACTACAACGCCGTGTCGTCATGCTCCGAGGATGCCAGCACCACGCGCGGCCGCGTGGTTAATGCGCCTTTCCAGGCGGCGCCAACCACCTCGGCGCTAAGGATCGGCACCACTGACAGCGCCACTACGCTGACGGATCTTCAGTACATCCACGTGGCGATCCACCGCTAGTCTCAACCCACTGGAACCCCAACCATGGACCAGCGCATCATCTACCCCACCGACGATGGCGGCGTTGCCGTGATCGTGCCGGCACCTGGCTGCGGCCTTACCATTCAGGAGATCGCGAAGAAGGACGTGCCCCAGGGCAAGCCCTATCAGATCGTCAGCGCTGACGAGATTCCCAGCGATCGCTCCTTCCGCAACGCCTGGACCTACGAAGAGGCCTGATCCCATGCCTATCGGACTCGACCTGGCCAAGGCCAAAGAAATCCACAAGGACAACATCCGCGCCGCACGGCAGCCTCTGCTGCAGAAGCTCGACGTGGAGTTTCAGCGCGCGCTCGAGCAAGGCGCCGACACCGCCCCGGTAGCTGAGCAGAAGCAGGCGCTGCGTGATGCCACTGCCGCACCTGCGATTGTCGCTGCCGCCTCCGCCGACGATCTGAAGGCCGCCTGGGATGCCGACCTGCTCGGCCCTTCGCCCTACTGATGGCAGCGAAAGCCAAGACCGGATCCCTCGGCCGCACCGGCCACACGCCAGGGCCGCCGAAGACCACCAGCCAGGGGCAGGGCCAGCGCTCACGGCCGCAGCGCCGTGGCCGCAAGAAACTGCGCGGACAAGGCAGGTAATCGCGCGCACCACCGTGGCCGACCACTACGTGCTGTGAAGTGCTGCACTTGCAGCCGATAGCATCTGGTGGTCGGATCCCCTGCGCATGGAAGCCGAAGTCTCACACGCCGAGATCTATCGCGAGCTCGGCATCTTGCAGGGCAAGATGGACAGCCTGATCCTCAGCCGAGCGAAGGAGGAGCAGGACCGCACCGAGATCTTCAGGCGCATCGGGACGCTGGAGAGCCGCATGGCGCAGGTGGTGATCATCGCAGCACTGGCCGGCCTGGTGATCCCGGCCGCGATCGGCTGGTTCGCGGATCTCGTCGCGCTGGGTCGGCAGTCGCCAGCACCTGCCGCAATCCATCAGCAGCGATAGCCTGAGGCAACACCCCATGCCGGACATGGACGCCCAGACCGTTGCCACCGTCGCGATCATCGTTGCTGCCGGCAGCGAGATCATCGCCGTCAGTCCGCTGAAGTCGAACAGCTGGATTCAGCTGCTGCTGCAGGCACTGCGCCTGATGTTCCCCAAGCGCTGAGATCGTGGCGAACCAAGCACCGATCACCCTCGAGCAGCTGTTCCGCTACTGGAAGGCGCTCCCGCACCAGCTGGCGGCCATTCAGCTGCTGGAGCAGGATCTGGCCGTCAACGGCTACGCCGCAGCGATGCGCCGCGATCGTGCCTGGTTCCAAGACTGGAGCCAGTCCGGCAAGCAGGACGACCTGAGCGCTGCCCTGCAGATGATCAAGCAGTTCGAGGGCTGCCACCTCGAGGCCTATCCCGATCCGCTCTCCGGCGGTGAACCCTGGACGATCGGCTACGGCACCACCCGCTACCAGGACGGCCGGCGCGTCGAGCGCGGCGACAAGATCAACGCGATCGAGGCCGACATGCTGCTGCGGCAGGAAGTCGATCGGATCGCTGACAAGCTGGGCGGCTCGGTGCCGCACTGGCGCGAGATGGCGACCGAGCAGAAGTGCGCGCTGATCAGCTTCGCCTACAACCTCGGCGCGGGGTTCTACGGCGCGAAGGGCTTCGAGACGATCACCGCCAGGCTGCGCGACCCCGACTGGGCCAGGGTGCCCGATGCGCTGCTGCTCTACCGCAACCCCGGCAGCAACGTCGAGGCTGGCCTGCGCCGGCGCCGCGAGGCTGAGGGCAAGCTGTGGCTGCAGGGGCTCGGGCTGCCGGTGCCGCCCCCGGTGCAGCAGCAGCCTGCCAAGCTGACGCCAGACAGCCCGTTCACCGCGCGCATCACCCCGCACATCCGACTCGGTGAGTTCGCGCTCGATCAGGAGGCACGCCGCTTCGATCATCAGCACCAGGTGGACACCGCGGCCGAGATCGCGGCGTTCCTCGAGCGGGTGCGGCGCAATTTCGGCAACAAGCCGATCGTCATCACCTCCGGCTACCGGCCGCCGGCGATCAACCGGCAGGTGGGTGGCGCCTCGGGCTCGGAGCATCTCTTCGACGCGCCGGGCGTGGGCGCGGTGGACTTCTACGTGAACGGCGCCGACATCAACGCGGTGCAGGCGTTCTGCGACCGCTACTGGGAGTTCAGCGTCGGCTACGGCGCGCCTAAAGGATTCGTTCATTGCGGCATCCGCAAAGGCCGCCCTAGGGTCCGCTGGGTCTACTGAGCCCAGATGCTCCTCCCCGATCACGAGATCCGTCGCCTCTGCCGCCAGGAGGCAATGGTGGTGCCTTTCAATGAAGACCTGCTGAACCCCGCCAGCCTGGACGTGACCCTCGGCGGCACGATCCTGGTCGAGGTGACCCACACGCGCGAGCTCGAGCCGATCGACATCACCCACCACACCGAGGCCGATCCGTTCTGGGTGGCGCCAGGTGAGTTCTTCCTGGCCGAGACGCAGGAGATCTTCAACCTGCCAGACCACGTGGGTGCTCAGTTCGTGCTCAAGTCGAGCAGGGCGCGCGAGGGCTGGGACCATGCCGAAGCCGGCTGGTGCGACCCCGGCTGGTACGGCTCGCGCCTGACCATGGAGCTCAAGAATGGCCGGCGGCACCACTCGCTGCCGATCTGGCCGGGGATGAAGGTCGGCCAGATGAAGTTCCTGCTGGTGAGCGGCCGAGTCGAGCGCAGCTACGCCAGAACGGGCCGCTACAACGCAGACCTCGGCGTCACCGCATCGAAGGGTTGATCGCCAGCGCCACCTTCGCAGCCATCGCCGCGGCCGCCTCATCGACCAGGTGGGCGTAGCGGGCGGTGGTCTGCGGGCTGGCGTGCCCCAGCAGCGCACCGACCTGCGGCAGCGTCAGGCCGGCCGTGGTGATGGCGTAGGAGGCGTAGGAGTGGCGCAGGTCGTGCACGCGCAGGTTCGTGATGCGCGCATCCTCGAGCAGCTTCTCCCACAGATACCAGTAGCCGATCAGGTGTCCGTCACCGTCGCCGGCGATGATCCACTCGCTGTTCGACCTGCGACGCAGCTCTTTTAGGATGAGACTCGCTGCAGGCGGCAGATGCACCTTGCGCTCGTCGTCCTGGCCGCCGGTCTTGTGAGCGTCGGGGGGCAGCGTGAGCACCGTTGCGTCCTGGTCGAGCCACTCCCAGCGAGCCGTCATGATCTCCCGCACGCGGCAGCCGGTGAGCAGCAGCAGCTTGATCAGCTGCGCGAAGCGCCAGCGCACGCCGGCGTCGGCGAACGCATCCAGTGCAGCGAGCAGCCGCTCGAGCTCATCGCGGGATAGGTAGCGCTTGATCTTGCGCTCGCCGTTCGCCTGGATGCCGGTGCACGGGTTGGTGCCCTTGGCGCGGATGCCCCACAGCATCGCCAGGTTCATGGCCTTGCGCAGCACCGCCAGCGCGCGGTTCTGCTGGCCGCGGGGCAGCTCCTCGAGCATGTCGATCACCTGGATGGTCTGCAGCGTCGCGACCTTCTCCGCGCCGATCCTGGGCAGGATGTGCTTGTTCCAGAGCACGGCGTAGCCGACGCGGGTGTTCGGCCGCACGCGGGTGGCGTAATGCTTCTCGGTGACCATCTCGGAGAGCTCGCGGATGGTCTTGCCCTGGCGCAGCAGCTGCTTGTCAGTGCCGGGTGCCTCGCCCTTGGCGACGGCCGCCAGGATCTTGATCGCTTCCTCGCGCGCCATGGTCAGGCTGACCACCTCGGCGCGGCCGATCTTCTGGGTCTGTTGCTTGCCGGACGGCTCGCGATAGCGGACGTAGTAGGTGCGGACACCGGACGGCAGGACCATCAGCCCGAGGCCTGAGATCTTCCGATCGGGCTGCCATTCACGCTTCATAGGGGCTTCTCCATTCGCGCACTATTCGCGCAGATTTGCGCGAACGAAGGTGAATCTGCGCGAACGGGCGTGAAGTGGTCAAGGGAAAACTATGTGACGAATCAGAGGATTAGCGAAGAATGATGAACAAGAATGAGCTCTATCTTTGCCCCTGAAAATCGCAGTGTCGGCGGTTCAATTCCGTCCCTGGGCACCATTTAATCCAGCAAAATCAAATACTTGAGAGATAGCTAGTCGGCGGAGTTTTCTGGCTGCGGCTGCTGTTTGCGCACTATTCGCGCAGCCTCGGCAATGACCCGTGCACCTTCGTACCATTCCAGGTGCTGAGCCTTCGTGCGACGCCGGTGGCAGTTGGCACAGCGCACGTCGCACTTGGCGATCTCGGCCTCGATCTTCTCCCAGCTCCATGTTTGGTTCGCGCCGTTGGCGACCGAGAACAGCTTCTGACTGGGATCGCGGTGATCGAACTCCAGCACCAGTGGGTCGGTCTCGCCGCAGTCCACGCAGGGGTGCTGGAGCAGGTACTCGTAGATCCTGATGCGATGGCGCCGGCGCTGGTTGCGATTCCCTTCGGCCGCCTTGGCCTTCACCCGTTCCTTGTTTCGCTCGTAGTAGGCGCGGCTGTATTCCGGGCTGTTGCGCCCCATCGCTCAGAATCGGCTGCCGCGATTTTAAGCCGGTGGATCCTGGCCGGCGCCTCGGCCGGATCATCGAGCGGGATCATCCGGTAGTCGTCGCAGCCGTGGCTCTCGGCCCAGTGCTGCGCGGCCACGTGCGTGGGGAACGGCCCAACGTGCCACAGGCCGAGATCGAGGATGTAGGTCATGGGTGGAGAGTAGGGCCGCCGGAGCGGCCCGGTGAGGGTCAGGCCACCTTGCGGTAGCCCTTGGCGGTGAGCGCTTGGTAGCGCTTGCGCACTTGACCGATCCAGTCGTAGCCGCCGCCCTGAGGCTCCCACTGGCCAGCCTCGACAGCGAAGCGGGTCATCATCATCTGGTGGCCGCCGGCCTCGCAGAAGCGCACCAGCTCGGTGCCATCGGCGGAGATCAGGAAGTGGTTGGTGCGATCGGCCAGGGTGGGGAGGGTCATGGTCGGAGTGGGTGGTGGGCTCTGCGCCCGATGAGAGAACTGTACACCACCGGCAGCGCACCCCGTGGCCTGCAACAGTCCGTAACTCTGGTTTCCCTCGCTACCGTTCGTGCAACGGCGGCAGCTCCATGCGGCTCCACCTGGTCGAGATCAACGCCAAGGTGCTGATCAGGTCCGACACCGACCCGTCCGATCTCCCAGCCGACCTCTACAGCCGGATCGCCGAGTTCATCGCGTCAGACGACGACGTGATCGACCTCGACGTGGCGGTGTACCCCCTGCCCGAGGCTGATGCTGGATCGGCACCACATTGACGAGACCCGCCTGGTCACCCGTCGATCAGCCCGCGATCAGATCCACCTGGCCTGGAATTACGAGTGCGCTTACTGCGGCGATCCACTCGGCCGCAGCCCGACGCTCGATCACGTGGTGCCGAAGGCGCAGGGTGGCCTCACCGTCCGCGAGAACCTGATCAGCTGCTGTTTCATGTGCAACAGCCGGAAGGGCCACAAGGCGTGGCTCGACTGGTATCGGCAGCAGCACTTCTGGCGGCCGGAGCGGGAGTGGGCGATCGCGCAGTGGCTCAACCAGCCTTAGGATCTGCGCGGGAAGTCGGGGCGCTCTGCCGCAAACGCAGCGCCCTCTTTTCTCGGCTACGCTTTCGGCTCCACAGATCAACTGTGGCTATGGCCGCTGAAGGGTCGGCAGCGGTGAGGCCGGTTAGGCGCGCGAGCCACGGCTACCGACCCACCATCTGCTCGGCATAAAGGTCAGCCTGCCAGCGGTCGCTGGAGTAGCGGCACACCCCGCGGCTGCAGGTGCGGTAGTAGAGCTCGCCACCAGCTTCGGGCTCGAGCGTCTCGACCGTCACGCCGGGGAACGGCTCATCCTTCGACAGCACTACGGACACGACCGGAACACGCTGCAGCGTGCGGCAAACCTGCCGCCAGTCTGCCGGGCTTCAGGGAACCCCAGTGAGCACACCGATCGCTGTGGATCCCAGTGGATGCAGTCCCAGCAGATCGGCGCGTCGGCGACCTTGCGCGCCTTGCTCAGCTCGAGCTGGTAATACTGATGGGCCGCGAGCAGTGCCTGCTGCAGGTGCACGCGGCCGGTGTCGCGGGTGACTCGGTGCTTGGGGCCGAGGGTGATGGTGCAGGACCATGAGCTGTGCGCATGGTCGCAGTGCAGCAGCAGTCGGCCCCCGTGCAGCGAGATCATTCGTCCTCGCCGTAGGCCGGGAGGTGGTAGAGCCGCTCGAGCAACATGCTGGGCGGCTCGAGTTCATCGACGCCGAGCATGGCTTCCATGAGGCTGATCGCCACCTCATCTTCCCGCGCCACCGACCAGCACACGTCTGGATCGCCTGGACCCTTCACCACCAGCATCGAGATCCGCGGGCTGCGGTGCAGGATGCGCACCGCCCAGCGCTCGAGCCAGCTCAAGGCGAACACGGGATTCATGGGTCCAGTGTGGCAAGCAGGCGCTGGAGATACCACCGCGCCTTTGCCAGTGAGACGCCCTGCCCCTTGTGCCGCTCGCGCCACACATATTTCAGGATGTTGCCCTTGCAGTAGCCGCGGAACTCTTCTGGCGTCAGTGCGGCCTCGATCGCGTCGATGCACTCGATCTCACCCTGGCGGTAATGCTCGGGCTGGTTCACCTGGTCAGTCATGCCCACCGCCCCAGCAGGTGCTGACGGCAGACGGCGATTGCCTGCTGCGCGTGCTTCTCAGGCAGCACCGACTCGGTGGTGCCGATCGCGGTCACCACGTCGCGGTGCAGGTCGGCATAGTCGGCGTCGCGGAAATTGGCCGCCACCTCGTAGCAGAACTCTTCCCACAGGCCGGTGTAGGTGTTGCAGGTGCGGCCGCTGCGCTCGTAGAGGGCGTCCATCATGTCGGCGCGGCGCTGGTCCAGTTCGATGCGGTTCAGCATGGTTCGAGGGCTTGGCGGATTCGGAGCAGCTCGGCGCACACGGCCGAGACGTGGGGCACGCTACCGGCTGATCGGAGCTCATCAATGCGGCAGTCGATCAGCAGCTGCAAGCGGCGGCGTTCCTCCTGCTGGCCGGCCTGGAAGGTGCCGGAATCGGAGATCAGCCGCTCCAGCCGTGCGCGGTAGGAGTCGGTCATGGATGAGAGATGCGAACGGTTGCGATGCCATCGAGCGGCACACCGAGGCGGTGAGCAGCGCCGGCCGACAGGTCGATCGAGCTGCAGTCGCAACGGTCGGTGACGGGCACCGTCAGTGTGCGGCCCTGGTGGCTGACGCGCACGCGGGTGCCGCAGGCCAGCCAGGGATGGGCGGCGCTGATGCCCCAGTGCTGGTACGTGGTGCCGCAGGACGTGGTGCGGCCGTGATACCAGCCGTCGTAGACGGTGGCGGTCACCTCGCGCGCGTGGCTGGGGGTGGCAGCCAGCAGCAGGCTGGCGCTGAGTAGGAGTCGGATCATCGTGGGTCGTACATGGCGCAATCGCGCGCGAAGGCTGGCCCTTCCTCGATCGGGTCGGGGTAGCCAAAGGTGCAGCGCTCGGCCCAGTGCTGGCAGAGGTAGCAGCTCTCGCCGTCGGTGACCGGAGGCGGCGTGACTGGCGCGGCCCATCGCGGGATCTCGGGGTGGATGCCGGCATGGGTAATGCCGATGCGCAGCCTCCGAATGCCTTCCGCGCTGCGGTTCATTACTCGGGCAATCTCGTAGTGCGAGCGCTGGTCGAGCAGGATCTGTTTCACCTGCTTCTTGGTGAGCGGTTTCCGCGGTGCCTTGCACAGGCGAGGGTTTAGTGGCCCGCGCATCTCCTGCTTGTGCTGCCAGGTGGACCAGCGGTGGTGGCAGGCTCGGCAGCCATGGCGGCGCCAGTGGGTGCCATCAGATCGCCAGCGGGCATCAAGCAGGAAGACCGCGGGGCTGCTGCAGGCCGGGCACATCAGACCAGCACCTCCACCGCAGCACCAGGCCAGCGGGCGCCGGCGTAGCGGATGGCGCGGCTCTTGTTCTCGGCTGGCATGGTGACCACCATCGGCTGCGCACCGGGCTGCTTCACGCGCAGGCGGAACATCTTGGTGCGCGCCTTGGGCATAGGCCGGCTGATGCCGTCGCCGTGGCTGCCGTGCTGCTCGGGTGCCCACTGGAGGGGCACGTTGTCCATCGGGTGAGGCATCAGCGAGAGAGGGTGGGTGCGGTGTCGGAGTGGAGCCACTCGATCTGGTTCCACCAGGGGAGCCACTCATCGGCGGCCTTGAGCTTCGCCTCGGTGAGGCTGTCGGCCCAGATGCACTCGATGACGTTCACCGAGCGGATCTGGAAGTAATAGCGGCGCTGGGTCACGGCTTCAGCGGCTGATGCGCCGCGGGGTGGTTGTGGTGCGCCTGGGCGGCTTCCTGGCGGGCGGTGTCGTAGCCGGCGGCGTAGACCATGACCAGCACGACGATGGTGGCGATGCGGTTGATGCAGACGTTGGTGATCACTGGAGGAGCTCCGGGCAGTTGGTGACGACGTAGCGGGTGGCATCCAGCACATCGAGGCTGGTCTGCTTGCCTTCGTAGGTGACGTAGGTGCGCTCTCTGTGGTCCGACCAGGCTTCCTTCATTGCCACGGTGCGGGCTTCGCTGAGGCTGATGCCAGCACGGCGCAGCTCGCAGAAGCGGGCGCCGTAGAGCGTGGGGAAGAAGGAGCCGGCGCTGGCCGGCAGGGCCGCCAGCAGCAGGGCCGCAGCGGCGATGGTGGTGCGGATCATCAGGCGAGCGCCTTGCGGACGCGGTAGCGGGTGACGTTGAGGCGATCGGCGATCTGCCGCTGGGTGAGCCCAGTGCGGTGCAGGAGCCGAACGCGGCGATCGGTGGAAGCGGTCAGCCAGTCGAGAACGGCGACCAGCACCAGCAGCGGTAGCAGGAGCTTCCAGATCACCAGGAGGGTGGCGGTGAGCATGGTGTGGGTGGGTGGAGTGGAGAGCCCCGAAGGGCTCAGAGGTGAGCCCCGCAGGTGGCGATCCAGCGCTGCAGCTCGCCGTGGCGACGGCTCAGCTCGAGGTAGCGACCTGGATCCTTGTGGGGCAGGCAGCCGCGCAGTTCCTGAGCGATCTCCGTGGCCTCAGCGTTGAACTGAGCGATCAGGGCGACGATCTGCTCCTGCATCTGAAGCGCAGCCTCTGGGCTGCCGAGTGGGGCACCGATCCGGCCCCGTTGAGAGAACTATACGCCACCGGCGGCGCAGGTGGCGTCGGACTGGCAACAGTCCGTAACACGTGCCCCCGAAGGGGCCGACCCCTCAGCAGGACCACTCCTCGAGGATCGAGCAGGCATCCCGCACTTCGCGTGCGAGCGCCAGCCCCTCCTCGATGGAGTGGCCCCACGCCTCGAGCGTGGCGTCGATCTCCAGCAGCAGATCGGTGATCTCGCTGCGGAGCGCCTCGCCTTCGGCGAGGAGGGCGCGGGTCTCGTCAGTCATGTCGGTCTCCGGTAGGTGGTGAGCACCAGGCGGGTGCTCTGTGGGGTGCCTGGTCGGAACCGCCACCGGAGGCCGGGCTGACTGCCCGCGGCGGCCGAGGCCGCTATGTCGAGGTGCTTATGGCGGCCTTGCACCGCCTCGGTCTCGTCTCGGTAACGCGGTCGTGTGACTGTTCCCGCGGGAGGCTCCTCGTGGCCGGTTGGCCGGGGTGCTTCCGTCCGCCCCGTTCCCTAATCCTACACCACGGGCGGCGCATCAGGAGGCGGGGTGTTCACACTCCGTCACACTCCGCGGCCGACCGACCACGCCAGGCGGCACCGCTGCCGCGTGCAGCAGCACCGGCTCCCGCAGCACCGGCCGGTTGCCATGCAGCGCCGACCAGCCCATCGCGTCATCGGGCACCACCAGCTCGATCGTGAACCACGCATGGCCGCAGTCGCCGCAAACGCGGCGCCGCACGATCTGATCCGGCAGCAGCCCATTGGTCGAGCTGGTCCGGTTGCTGGTGCTACGGCACCTCGGGCATTCCATGGGCAGCATGGGGCGATCCCGCCCCTGAGAGATGAACTTCGGAGAATGGATGGCGGTCGAGATACCGCCCGAGAAACTGTTCAAGCTGGAAGCCGACTGCCGCGCGCTCGAGGCCAGCACCAACACCGGCCCCATTGCTGCGCTGCTGCTCCGGCAGACCTATCGCCAGCAGGAGATGCTCCAGGCGGCGGTCCATGAGATCGCGCGCCTGGAGATCCTGCTCATGGCTCAGAACACGTCGTCCTGAGTCACGTCCTGCACCACCACTCCGCCGGTGGCCTGCGCCAGGCTGGCCGCGGCGGTGTCCGCTGCCTGAGCCGCAGCGAACTTCTCCTCGATCGCCTTCTGGGTCTTGTAGTCGGGCTCGATGCTCAGCCCCAAATACTTCACCCCGCCTTGGCTGGTGTTGTTGTAGCCCGTGATCCGCACGGGGATTTCACCCTTTTCGTTGGGGTCGGCGTTCATGATGTAGCTGGCGAACGCCATTCGATCCTCTTCCTTGATGCCGAACACGCCATCAACGTCGGGATACTTCTTGCTGGCGTCGTAGCGATCGCCGAGACGCTGCTGCAGCTTCTCGGGGGTGTTCTTGAAGATCGCGCCTTTGACTTTGAAACTCATGGCCTCGGTTGGTTAGGGGGATTGTTGGGGATGCCGCGCAGGTTGCGCTGTTCGTAGGCCACGACCTCCTCCAGTGGGTAGAGGACGCGGCCGCCGATCTTCACGTAGCGCGGCCCCCGGTTCTGGCTGCTGCGCCAGTTGTCGAGCGTGCTGAGCGAGACGATGTTCCGCCACCGCGCAGCCAGCTCGCGCGGCGTCAGGTAGTCAGAAGATTTCATCATCGGCGGCCTCCACGGTCTCGGGCTCGGGCTCGGTGATCACCACCGGCGCTGGCGTTGCGATCTGCTGGTTCAGGTCTTCCAGGCTGGTCTTCGGCAACTCGGGCGCCGGGCGCACCGTCACCGGCTCCACGTCCACCACCTCTTCCTCGGACTGGATGCCGACCAGCAGCTCGGGGATGTACAGGCGGCCCCAGAACGCCGCGGCCCGGTAGCGGATCATCAGCTCGGGCATCGTCTGCCACTTGCTGCCGCTCTTGGTGCTCCAGCCTTCCTTCTTTGCCATCGCCATGCTCACCGCCGGACCCTTCAGGTCGGTGCCGGTGGCCAGCTCGGTGGCGACGCAGTAGCAGGTGAGCCCGTCACCCTGGCCGCTCATCTCGTAGCGCAACGGGCTGAAGCGGCCGCAGCCGTTGATCAGGCCGATGATGAACTGGCTGCTCCAGCTCGGGCGGCCGTGGATGATGTGGAGGTTCTGCATCACCTGGAACGGGCTCATCCGCATCCGGTGCGAGATCTCGAGCGCGACCAAGCAGTTTGCGAACCCCTGCTGCCCCTGGAACTGGGGCGGGATCAGCGTCGAGCTGGCCAGTGCCTTGGCGATGCGCTGCGCATCCTCAAAGGCCTGGATGCCGGAGAACACCGAGCCGGTGGTAGCCAGTGCTGTGGATTGTTCGGTCATGACTTAAGGGCCATCAGGGTGAAGAACGCGCCGGCAATCGCCACAGACAGCGACGCGTCGGTGAGGTGTTGGATGAAGATCGCGCCGCACCATGTGGTGAACGCGAGGATGACGAGATTGGCCGCCTGATCCATCAGAACGACTCGATCTGCTCGGGCGCCTGCGGCAGGCTGCCGTCGGCCCGCGGCCGCATCCACGGCGGCAGGTCAATCACCTCGATCTGGTTCGAGTAGCCAGGCCACTGGTTCGACTCGCGGCACAGCGCCAGCCGCGCCAGATCCTGCTCAGCCTGCAGCGCACCGGCCGCCACCATCTCAGCGCTGGCGGCATACACCGCCACGGCGTGCGGCGCCTTTTTCTCGACGCACACGAAGATGAACTGCTCCGGCCGGCGACCCGTCGCGCGTTCGATGCCGTCCAAGTACCAGGCGGCCTGCACGTGGTAGCGGAAGTTCGCCACCGACTTGCGGAACCCCGTCGGGCTCGCATCCTCGGTGGTCTTCAGGTCGACGATCAGCTGGCCGTCGTTCGTCATCCAATCCGGCCGGCACTTGCATTCCAGGCCGGTCGCCTCATCGGTCCAGAGGTAGGTCTGCTCCGCCAGGCCGGGGCGGTTCAGCAGGAAGGCCGCGGCAGGGTGTGACCACACGGCGTGGCCCATCCGCATCACCAGCTCGGCGTCGGTCTTGCTCAGCACGGTGCGGCCGGTGCTGGCGACGCTGAACGCCTCCCACTCGAGCTTCCCCTGCTTCGTGCGCCGGTCGATGCCGTCGGGCATCGTCACGTACCGGTCGTCCCAGGTGTCGAGCTCGAGCACGTGGGTGTGCAGCGCCGAGCCGATCGTCATGGCCGCGGTCGGCTCCTGCTCGACGCGGTTCGGATCCACGTAGCGCGCCCAGTAGTGCAGCGGGCTGCGCGCCACCTGGTCGAGGTGGCTCTTCGATACCGCCGGGTGGCGGTGGTAGTCGCCGATCTCCAAAGGCAGACCGTATGCGGTGCTCTGAGAGCTTACCAGTAGTTCCCGCAATGTCATCCCTTCCCCCAGTCGTTCCAAGTATTCCCTACCGCGCCGTCTAGCATCCGGCGGCTGCTCTTGGTATTCCTTCCCGCATGGCGGCGTCAAGCTCAAGCTCTCTCACGCTTCGTGACTACCAGGCACGCGCGATCAACGATCTGCGCACTGCTTACCGCTCCGGCGTGCGCGCACCTCTACTGGTGCTGCCCACCGGCGGCGGCAAGACCGTGGTGTTCGCCGCCATCACTGCTGGCGCCGTTGAACGCGGTCGTCGCGTGTTGATCCTGGTGCACAGGCGTGAGCTGATCCGGCAGGCCAGCGCGAAGCTCACGTGGGCCGGCGTGCAGCACGGCGTGATCGCCGCCGGCTTCGAGCCGTCGGATCACCTGGTGCAAGTCGCGTCGGTTCAGACGCTGGTGCGGAGGCTTGAACGCATCACATGGTCCCCAGACCTGATCGTTGTTGATGAAGCGCACCACGCCGTTGTCGGCACGTGGGGGAGCGTGCTCAGCCACTGGCCTGATGCGTACCGCCTTGGCGTTACCGCTACCCCGGTGCGCCGTGACGGCCGCGGCCTTGGTTCGATGTTCGATCGCCTGGTGCTCGGTCCCTCGGTGCAACAACTCACCGCCGAGGGCTACCTCACGGCGGCAAGGATCTATGCGCCAGCTCCAGCTGTTCAATTAGACAATCTGCGAATCAGATCAGGGGATTACGCCCCGGAAGACGCAGCGCAACAGCTCGACAAGCCCACCATCACTGGCGACGCAATCGAGCATTTTCAGCGTCTTGCATCTGGTAATTCGGCGATTGCCTTCTGCTGCACCACGCAGCACGCCGAGCACGTCGCCGCGCAGTTCCGCGCCAGCGGCATCACGTCGCAGGTCGTACTAGGGGAAACACCTATTGACGTTCGTGAAGAGCTCATCGCGCAGCTCGGGGCTGGTCTGCTTCAGGTGCTGGTCTCGGTGGATGTCATCAGTGAAGGCACCGACGTGCCCTCCGTCGGCTGCGCCATCCTGCTGCGCCCCACCCAGTCCGAAGGCCTCTACCTGCAGCAGGTCGGCCGCGTGCTGCGGCCGGCACCAGGCAAGCAGGCGGCGCTGATCCTCGATCACGTGGGCAACGTCCACCGCCATGGCTTCCCCGACGATCACCGCGAGTGGACCCTGGACGATGCCCGGCGGCGCAGTCGCTCAGGTGGACCCCCTGCACCGAGCGTTCGCACCTGCCCCAGCTGCTTCGCGGCGTTCCGCCCCCAGCTGCTATGCCCTGTCTGCGGCACCTATTGCGCGCCAGTTCAGAGGGAGATCAGGCAGCAGGAAGGCGAGCTGCAGGAGGTGCGCCGTCGGAAGGTGGCCACTGTCACCGAATGCGTGAAGGCTGCAATAGCCGCAGGCGCTGGGACCGTCGCCGAGATCCAGGCCTGGGCGAAGCAGCACAACGACACCGTGCTTTCGATCCCCGAGGTCGAGCGCACGCTGAAGCGGGTGGATGAGGGCTGGTATCGCCGGGCCGTGGCGGCACGCAAGCGGCAGGCTGGCTCAGCCCGTACCCTGCAGGAGCTCCTGGCCGTCGCCGAGCAGCGGGGCTACAGCCCAGGCTGGGCGTACCGCCTCCACGCCGCACGCAGCCATGGCTAACGCCGAGACGCAGCTCCAGCAGCAGATCCGTCTCGCGCTCGGCACGCGGCCTGATGCCCGACTGTTCCGCAACCAGGTCGGCAGCCTCCCCGACCCCCGCACCGGCCGCCTGGTCACCTTCGGCCTGGCCAAGGGCTCGGCCGACCTGATCGGCTGGCGCTCGGTGGTGGTCACCCCCGAGATGGTGGGCCGCCGGCTGGCGGTGTTCTGCAGCATTGAGATCAAGACCCCCACCGGCCGGCTGCGCGCTGATCAGCAGGCCTGGCTCGGAGCCGTCCGCAGCGCTGGTGGCATCGCCGGCGTGGCTCGGTCTGTGACGGATGCCGAGCAGCTACTTACCAACCTGCCAACCTCTCCGTAAGATCTGACGGCCCACAGGCTCATGCATGACCACCCGCCCGCTCATCACCCAGCTCGAGCAGCTCCCACCCTCCTGGGCTCTGGTCGCCGTCGGCAACGACAAGCGCCCCTATCAGCCCGAATGGCAGAAGCACCCCATCAGCCGCGACGCGCTCGCCGCTGAGATCCTCGCTGGCCGTGCCGTCGCGATCGGCGTCCTAGCCGGCCCCGCATCCGGCGGCCTGCTCTTCGTGGACCACGATGGCCTCGGCGCCTCCGAGGTGCTCGAGCAGATCGGCGCACCGCTGCGCGACCTGCCGAAGAGCTGGGCCGTCACCTCCGGCCGCGACGGTCGCCTGCAGATCATCTACCAGGTGCCCGAGCCGTTCTGGGCCACCATCAAGACCACCAAGCTGCGCAGCTCGATCAAGGGTGAGCAGCTCGAGCTCCGCTGGTCCGGCTGTCAGTCGGTCGTCGCTGGCGCTCACCCGATCACCGGCGCCTACCGCTGGCTGAAGGGGCGCAGCCCCTCCGAGCTGCCGATCGCCACCGCGCCGTCGCTGCTGCTCCAGCAGATGCAGCGCCACCAGCCCGACCCCGCACCGCTGATCCGCCTACCCGAGTCCGACCGCGAGCGCGCACTCGACTACCTCGAGCGGGTGCCCACCGCCTACGCCGACGACTACGACACCTGGGTGAAGGTCGGCATGGCGCTTCACAGCGTCGGCGACGACTCCCTGCTGCGCTACTGGATCGACTGGTCCGCCACCTCCGGGAAGTTCGAGCCCGGTGCCTGCGAGGCGAAGTGGCGCTCCTTCAACGGCCACGGCGTCACCCTCGGCACCCTGGCCCACATGGCCGGCTACGAAAAGAGCCGCCCGGTCTCACCAGCCGGACGGCTCTCTGCCTCCCACCCACAGGAGCATGACGCCCCCAAGCCTACAGGCCGCGAGGGCAAGCTCCTGAAGCTCGAGTCGAACGAGCTGCTCGAGCTCCTGCGCCAGCAGCTCGGTGACCGCCTCCGCTGGAACATCTTCACCTCCGCCATCGAGCTCGACCAGCGGCCGATCGAGCACATCGACCACTTCTACCTGCAGCTGGCCCAGCAGGGCGTGAAGGTGTCGAAGGAGCTGGCCGCCGACGCCGTGCACGTCGTGGCCCTGGAGAACCCGCACGATCCGGTGCGCGAGTACCTCGAGCACGTCGCCGATCAAGTACCCCCTGCCCCGATCGACCACCTGGCCACCGCCTACCTGCGGCCTGGCGATCGGCCCGGCACCCTCTACGACGCCATGCTGAAGGCCACCCTGATCGCGGCCGTCCGGCGCGTGTTCGAGCCCGGCTGCAAGCACGATTCCGCCTGCGTCCTGATGGGGCCGCAGGGCTGCGGCAAAAGCACCTTCTGGCGCAACCTCGGCGGCCTCTGGTTCAGCGACGCGCTCCGCGACATCGGCTCGAAGGACGACCTGATGGTGCTGCATCGCTCCTGGATCATGGAGTGGGCTGAGCTCGACCACATCACCGGCCGCAAGCACGCCGGCCAGGTGAAGGCCTTCCTCACCCAGCAGACCGACATGTTCCGCGCGCCCTACCAACGCGCCACGGAAGCATTCCCGCGCAGGTCGATCATCGTCGGCTCGACGAACCGCGACACCGGCTTCCTGGTCGACGACACCGGGAATCGCCGCTTCTGGGTCGTGCCCGTCACCGCGGCGCCCCACATCCAGGTCGATGAGCTGCTGCTTGAGCGCGACGCGATCTGGAGCGCTGCAGTCGCCGCCTACCGCGCCGGTGAGCCGAACCACCTGAGCCGCGAGCACGCCGCGCAGGTGGACGCCGAGAACGAGACCTACCTGGTCGAGAGCCCGTGGAAGGCGGCGATCCAGGAGTGGCTTGGAGCCCCTCGGAACAACGGCCGACCGATCACCAGCGAGCTGCTTCTGACCGAGGCGATCGGCAAGCCGGTGGAGCGCCAGGGGCGCGCCGATCAGATGCAGGTGGCGTCGATCCTTCGCGACATGGGCTACGAAAAGAAGCGCGCATGGTTGGAAGGTCGGAATAAATGGGTGTTTATCCAACCTCGGGAGTGAGGTTGGAGAGTCGAAAACCCTTGCCTCCCAAGGTCTCTACTATCCTTACTAACCTTCTAACCTTAGTAATAAAGTATATAAAGGGAGAGGGTGTAGAGAAAAAGGAGCTATAAGGGCAACGTAGGCGAGGTCGGCAGGTTGGTAGGAGCGATCTCACGGCTTTTCGATCGCTCCTCGACCGGCTCGCGCCTACCCTTGGCGCATGGCCACGCTCCGCATCGACCTCGACTCGCAGCTGCCCCAGCTCGACAAGCGGGTGCGGCTGCTGACCGACACGAACCTGCGCTTCATGGCAGCGCGCGCCATGACCGAAGCAGCGAAGGCAGCGCAGCAGCAGCTCAAGCAGGCCACGCCCCGCTACATCGACCGGCCGACACGCTGGACGCTCGGCGGCACCTACGTGCGCTTCGCCAAGGCCTCCGACCTCACCGCTGAGGTGGGCTTCCGCTCCGACGCTCAGCGTGGCGGCAACCCCGCTGGCGCCTACCTCCAGCCGGTCGTGCGCGGCACCACGCCGAAGCTGAAGGGCGCCGACCTGGCGGCCACCAAGATCGCGCGTGAGGCGCCAGGCGCCGTGCTGGTGCCCAGCAAGGGCAGCGGCCTGCTCAATGCCTCGGGCAACGTGCCGCTTAGCCGCTACGCCACCATCCTCGGCGAGGCACGCCAGGGCGGCGGCCGCTACTACGTCGGCCCGGTCAAGCGGGGCAGCAGCGTCAAGGCGGTGTTCGAGCGGAAGGAGGGGTTCATCGGCCGGACCTCCACGCTGGAGCGCACCACGCGCCGGCTGTTCACGATCGACCCGAACCCCAAGACCAGGCGGCCCCAGTTCCCCGTGCGGCAGGTGCTCGAGCAGGGCTTCACGCAGGCCTGGCGCGGCCAGCTGATCGCCGCCTTCGACGCCGAGGTGGCCAGGCGGCTCGGGGCCAGGCGCTGAGAACCCTTGCGCTGCAGGCGTTCTCAAC